GGTATCGTAGCCATAGCGGCCACGCTGGCAGGATATACTGTTGGGTTTATCCTGGGCGTGATTTCAGGAAGGAGAGGATAGCATGGGCGAGAAACTGCCGTTCAGCGGCACCCTGTTCCTGTCAGACGGAACGAAGTTTTGCGAGGTGGAGGAAATCCCGGAGTTCACCGAGACCTTTTACACGGACAACCCGCCCCCGCCGATGCCGCTGTTCAACGCGGACTATGAGATCACAGCGACCATAGACCTGTCAACAGCACTGGCAAAAGCCATTCGCCGGACGCTGTTGGGATGGACGGCGAAAGGCCCCGTGCGCTGGCGGCAGGTGAGGAAAGCACTGAGGAGTTTGACAAGATGATCGACATTGATTATATCCACAAAATCCGCGAACGTGTCCCGGCAGCGGCATTGTATGAACAGCTTGCGGAGGAATGTGTGGAGCTTGCACATGCGGCGTTGAAGATGGCGCGGCATATGCGAAACGAGAATCCCACACCGATGACGGAGGAACAGATCAAACACAACCTGATCGAGGAAGCCAGCGACATCCATCTCGTATCCAGAATCTTGGACATAAAGCCGGATGTGCAGGTTGTGGACACGAAGCTGGTGCGATGGTATGACCGGCTGATGGACGCAGAACGGGAGGCGAGAGAATGAAAGAACCCTTTGACAGTTCGAAGTACATTATGCGCAAGCATTTGGAAGCACTGCTGCATATTCCCTATACGGACGCCGACATCGCGCTTGCGAACGTGCGCTATGTGCAGGTGACCAATTCCCGATGGTATGAAAAAACGCTGGCGGCGAAGGCCCTGGAACAGTTGTATCTGCGCAGGATCGAGGAAAACCACGACCGGCTTATGCTGCATGACTGTAACATATTCCACAAACGAGAGGCAATCTACAAAGAGCGCCTGGAGCGGGTGCGGGCATTCAAGAAATCGTTGGAGGTGAGCGCATGACGCAACAGTACAGATTGATCGGGCATGAGGGCATTGCAACGTATCTCATGCAGGCGGGCAAGGACATAGTGAAGGCCCAGATGTCCATGGAGACGGCAGAACGGATCGTGATGAGCGGCAATGTGCAGAACAAAGCATTGCCCCTGCATCCGACCTACTGTGTGAACGTCGGCCCGCTGTACTTCAAGGGCACCTGGAAGAAGCGCAGGATGAAGGATGTGGTGTGCGAATGAATGAGGAAGTCAAGAAGCGCGGGGGCGGCAAACCGTGGTCGGAGGAACGCAGGAAGAAATATAATGAGACCATCGCCCGCAAACGCAAGGAACCCAAGGCAAGCGGCAAAAGAATGGGCCGTCCACCGTGGACGGAGGAGCAGCGGCAGAGCTACAGGGAAACCATTGCCCGGAGGCGCAGGGAGGCCGAGGCAAGGGGCGAGAAAGTACCCAACAACAACAAGAGTATGTATCGTCTCGACGCTACAAAAAAACCCGAGGACGTAGCCATTATTCGGGCCTTGATGGCAGAAACGCTTAATTCCTGGAATTGCCCCATGGTGAAATCGGATGCGGAATTGGAAGAACGGATAAAGCAGTTCTTCCAGAAGTGCGTAGAACGCGGCACAATCCCAACCATAGAGGAATTGTACCTGGCTACGGGTTACAGCTACAGCTATATGTATGACATTGAACACGGTATTCGCAACGGCTTTTCCCCTGAGACAAAGAAGATCATCGAACGCGCCCGGCAGTTAATGAAAACTTTTGACGCGAAAATGGTTGTTGAAGGGAAGATCAATCCTGTTGTGTACTTCTTCAGGGCGAAGAATTACTACGACATGAAGGATCAGCAGGACGTGGTTGTCCAGGGGCCGCGTGACAACGTGCAGGAGATGTCCGAGGAGGATATCAGGAAATGGTACCTGGAGGACGGCAAGAAGGTGGAGACCACCTTTGCGGACGATGAAAGCTGATATCACCAGGCACGGCAGAAAGCGGTGCAGAGAGCGCGTGGGTATCTCCAAACGGGCTGTGGACAAAAACGCAGAACGGGCACTGGAATATGGTATAGGCCACAGGGAGAGCCGAGGACGGCTGCGGCATTATATAGAATACCTGTACAATGCCGAGGGCGGGAATGGGAACAATATCCGGGTGTATGCTGATAAGGTGTATGTGTTTCACGATGATATCCTGATAACCGTCCTGAACCTGCCAACGGAGTACCGCAGAACGGCAACAGAACAGCAGAAACGACAGAACGCACAATGACGCAGAACGGGGCGCAGAACACGCCCCGTTTATTTTTGAAAATTCGCAGAAAGGCGCAGAAAGGCGGTTCTTGCGGTACGTTTTTTGCCCTGCCTTCATGCCGGGGTTGCTCCGTCGCCCCCTGGGATAGACCTTGCAAGGGCCTGTAATTGATGTTTCCGGATCGGGTAACATTAACCCCGCCTGCAAAATACAGCCAGGGGCGCAACCGGCATACACGGCCATGTTTGCGCTGTAGTATCCAAACGTCGTGTAACGGCCTGCAATGCCTCTAAAAACACTTGTACCCGTTTGCCCTATACCTTATAAGGGTAAAACAAAACACGCTGTATACCGCCTTATAGCGCGTTACACGCGATATGCTATATTTGACGTGTATTTGCCGGGGTTGTGTGTTTGATCTGATACACATTTTAAGCCCCTGCAAGGGCCTGTAAACGGCCTCCAGGGGCGCGGCGCGGGGAATGTATTACGGGACGGCTGTAAAAGGCTATACGGGGCTTCCAGGCGCGTTATATGAGGGCATGAAAAAGCCCCGGCGCGGGGCCGGGGCCTATCCTGCGAATAGCTTTAACCGGGGCTTGCTATTCTTCTTCCAGTAGGTAATTAAGCGCTGTATCTCTTCATCTTCAATCCGGGTCAACTCGTATACTTCATTCTCGCCACCGTGCATGTAATAACCATACGCGATGTGTGCAAGAGTCGGGTTTGGGAAAAGCTCGCAACCCTTTATGCCGATAATGTTTCGACTGTCTTGTGCGGTTGTGGTTCGAAGTCCTAATCGGCTATCAAAATTGCAACGCAGCGTTGCGGGGATCGTGGCCGTGGTCGGGTTCTGCGTGCACGCAATGACGTGTACACGCGCGGCCCGCGCAATGACTAATATATCCTGCAGCGTGTTCATAGCCTGCCGCTTGACGTCGGGACGGTTGAACAAATACATCAACTCATCAATCACAACATAGATGTGCGGTCCGTCATATTCGCGCAACTTCTTTTTCTTCATTGCGTTAAACCGTGCCCGGGTTATGTCCAGGGCGCTATTAAGCGCCGATAAACATTCTTTTGATGTTTGGGCGTATTGAATTGTGTGCGGCAACTTGCTATACATGTCCAGCTCCGTCCCTTTAGGATCAATAAGAATGAATTGAACCGCCGCCGGGGACTGATACAGCGCTGCGTGCATGATCCCGTTTACAACCGTGCTTTTGCCGCTGCCGGTTGCGCCTGCTATCAACATATGCACTTGATTAAGCATGTCATTGTATAACCCCGACCGTTTACCGGACGGGGTTGTGTATACGCGTTCAAACATTGTTTTAGCCTCCGATCATTTCACTTGCAAACTTTAATGCTTTTTTCAAGTCGTGAAAAGTATTGGAACCGTCGCCAACCCTAACAACATACAGTATGCCCCGGGGAAAAACCCGCTTTTCAATCTCAACCCGATCATATATCGTATGCTCAACAGGTCGATCGACTCCAAAACCGGGGGCCGTATAGCTGTAATTATTGATATCCATTGTTATACCTCCATTATCCCTCAATAATCCATGTAAAGCGGTCGGGGTTGTATTTCTTGCCTTTATAAGCTCGCATTGTAACATTCTTAAATATGCCGGTTGTATTTTGTACCCACGTTATATACTCAAGTGCCCGGCAGATATCCCCATTGTAGCATAACATGTAAACCCGGTTGCCACGTCTCATTATCTTGTGAAAATTCATGTTTACACCCTCCTCAAATAAAGCATTGTTTGTCCAGGTCATAAAACAAGCAATGAATATGATTATTGTCCCGGATAAACCGTTGTAAATCATTTATTGTACCGTTCCCGAAATTGAATGCGCCTTTTATCCGTTCCGGCGTCTATTCTAACCAGTCCCCCGCTTGAACCATTTCAAGCGGGTTATTATGATAAAATTCCCTCAAATAAGGATCCCCGCGCTTGCATACTTCAATAATCATTGTTACGCCCCCTCAAATGTACTTGTATTCTGTAATGCCGTTGCGGTTCATAAAGTCCGCAACCTCTTGCAAGTCCCTGCAAAATGCCCCGTTACCCGTGTACACGTCGCCTTCGAAAACATGGATATGATAATATCCGAGGGTTGCTAATTTATTCTCAATTACAAGCCGTTTCATGTTATTACCCCCTCAAATAATTGTAGTCGTATTGTTCAACCGTTCCGAGTGTTCCCGCCGTGGGCGCGTCGCCCGTGAACCTGTCAACCGTTACAACCGGGATATAAAACGCCGTATAACGCCCAGTTTCATGTCCACGAATGTTGTAATACTCAAAAGCGTTCAATGTCGTTTCAAACGTTGCGCCGCTTTTGTTGTCAACAGGTATTTCAGGGTGCCACGGGGCGCCGGGCCTCAAATTGCAAGGACACATTACAACACACAACCCGTTATTATACGCCGCCCGCGCTTTTGCTTTATTAACCCGCTTGAAAGTAAACCCGCCGTCACTGTAATTGTAGTTATTCATTGAATAAACCCCCTTTTATGTTGTCCAGGTGTATTGTGTGCAACCTGCCGAGGTTTTACCCTCGGCAACGCTCCCGGCCTGATGCCTGTTTTACGTCGCCGGGACGACGGTTTAATGAGAGGTTACGGTGTACACCTGGCGCCCGCCGTGGTCATAGTAAACCGTGATCCGGTCAAACCCGTTGTACAGCGGCACGCGCTTAATAGATTTGATCCAGGTGCAACCGTTCAACTTCTTTGCAATGAGTTCGTGCGTCAAGTCGTTGTAAACCTGCATAGCGTCGTCGCATTCCCACGTCGTTACAAATTCGCGGCCCTGCTTTTCCTCGTATCTCACATTCACTTTATCCATGGTTCTAACCTCCTCTAAAATGTCGCTGTATTCATATTCATGCGATGTGGTATCCGTTTTCCTGCAGCCACTTGTTCATGGCGCTCATACTGAAGAATGTCCAGCGCTGAAGGGTGACAGTCGTTCGAAGATTCATAACTTCGATCTGCAGCTTATCCGGGTTGACTTTGGCCTTTGTCCAGCCGTTGTTATAAAACATCATGTTTTTGACCTCCTTTTGCGGTTCGGTGCCTTCACTCTGCATTATTCGCGGGCTTGTGACCGCCGTTGGCTGCATTAGAGGCCCGCGTTTTAGCGGGTGTAAACATCGATCCCGGGGCGGTGCCCCTCGGTCTTCATTTGCGCGTAAACACGCTTTGCCTCGGCCAGGGTCGCCGCCTCTGTAAAGAAGAAGCTATCGCCCTCGGCATAACCCACGACAAAGACTTTTATAGCACCGGCTTTAACAGCCCTGTTGACCATTGCATACATGTTTTTCATTGAATAAACCCCCTCAAAAATAGAATTGCGTCCCGGGGCTTGACCCCCTCGACTTGACTATATTATATACGATATCCTATCTATTGTCAATACGATATCGTACATTTTAGGCATTATAATTATTTATGGACAATATAAGATATCGTATTGAAAAATTATAGGATATCGGATATTGCTTTTTATAGGATATCGTGCTATGCTTTTATATGGAGGTGGTATTATGACTAAAGCAAGCAAGCGCAAAATGGAGTACATCGCTAACTATGAGGCGGAAAACTACGATAAAGTATTGATCCGCTTGCCCAGGGGCACAAAAGACAGGATCAAAGCAACCGGGGCCACGGTAAACGGGTTCATTGCCTCGGCCACATTGCAAGCCCTGAATAACTCGCAACCCGCCCAGGCCCCGCAACCGCAACCGACTACAACCACGCCCACGGCCCCCGCTACATCAACCCCGCAACCCCCCGCCGGTTATACCCTCATTCCCGATCGGCCCGGCTTGGAACCAATTAAAGTCCTTTTGCCCGTCGACAAACGGTACAACCAACGAATATATGCCGCTGTAAAACAGGGCCGCGCCCCGTCCGGCGCTATGTATGTTATGGCAGCGTTGGATAAGCAACTCGCTGCAGATGAAGCGGACGAAAAACGCAAGCTTGATCTGTATTTCGCCGCTATGGACGACGACTATTGATCATGCACTTATTGTACGGCCCCTGGATATTTCCGGGGGCTTTTCCTTTGTCCAGGCACAACCGTGGCAATCTCCAGGGCATACAACCCGAGGGACGGCCTCGGCGTTAGCTGTACAGCTTCCAGGCGTTAGCAATAGAGCATAGGCAACCCCGGCCGCATGTCCTGCCCTCTGTCGCCCCGTCCGGGATCATGCTTGTATGGTATGGTTACATGCTATTGCGGGGAATGGTTACATGGATAGTAACGCATGTCACCATGTCAAACATCTAAAAAGTACGGTACCAAACTATTTGCTACCAAACTATTTTTTGTGCCTGCCTGGGCATGGAGATGTGATGTATACCACTGCATAAAGCATGTATATCACTGCATATATAGGCATAGGCTATAGCATACGCATGAACCATAGGCAAATGCTATTGAACTGGGCTGTATCTATGCGCGAAAGACGACTTTAGCGAAATCATGTGTGCGTAAATAGTTTACGTATAGTTTAACGCGAATACGCAAGCACTACCCCAGGGGGAATGCGATAATTGAAGTCGAGGCGGCGGGGTACCTCCCTTACCAGCCGAAAAAATAAAAAAGGGGGTATAATATGGGACGCAGAAAAAACATTCCACAATGGGTAAAAGATGCAAAATACAAATTTTGTGCCGTATGTGGAAAGACAGACGATCTGCAATACCATCATTGGGAACCTGATAACGGCCATAATACCGTCCCTGACAACATAATTGTCTTTTGTGCGAAGCATCATCAAGAGTTTCATGATCAAGCAGGAAGAATAAAGCACAACAGGCTTGTAAAAGAAGGCATAGAGAAGGCAATTGAACGTGGCATACATGTCGGTCGTCCTCCTGCTGACTATGAAAAAGTAATGCAACTGATCGCAGAGAACAGCACACAGTTTAATGCAGACAGCCACATTACGGAACACGAGATAATGGCCATGGCAGGTGTAAAAGAAGTGTGCTATTCAAAGTGCAAGCGAATGCTGCTTGCGATGATGAATAATGACAACTGGCCATATGAATGGAAACGTCCAGTTGCGGTAAGGAATAGACCGTTGTACGATAGTGTCATAAAACGCGCCAGGGGATATTAACAGGTGCTAACAATAGCACCTGTTTTTTTACCCCTCCGACCACCCGCGAAAATAAAAAAGGCGTATATAACTACGACCACTGGATGGGTACAAAACATATCGTAAAACGATAAAAAAACCCAAACTGGACAGGACAAAACCCTTATATAGAAATGTCCATGTCCAGTCGGGCAAAGTTAGTTATGTATGTGGGGGCATAAATCGCCCCCCACATAACATAACTTTGCTAACTTTCGGGAATTTTGGGTAGAAAAAGAGAATTGTCCATTGAGGGTTGCGGAAAGAGCATCAAGCTGATATACTTGACAGAGAGACAGGCGTGAGATGAGGTGGCCGAATGGACAAAATGCTGGGTGAGAAGATACGTGGGATAGTGGTCAACGAGCCGAGGCGGTACGAGGCGTATGAGCGGTACTACCAACACATGCTGAACGTACTGAGGGAAGGTGAGACAGGTGAGGCAGTACGTGGGCTGAAGTGGCTGAGCGAGTTGATCACGGAGCGTATACCCGGGCTGGCTGACGGCAGCGGGCTTGTGCGTGACCTTGTACGGTTGCAGCGAGAAGTGCTAATAGCTGCGGGGAAATATGACTTTGACAGCTTCATGCTGGCGTTGGAGTTCAACAGGAAACCGAATGAGCAGTTCTGGAGGCCGAGGCGGCGGCATCTGATGCCGATATGCAAAGCGTTGCAGGCGATGGAGGACGGGGAGCTGGACGAATTGTTTTTGTCGTGTCCGCCTCGAATAGGCAAGACAGCGCTGGTGAACATGTTTATCTGCTGGGTAATGGGGCGGAACAGTGAGCGGTCGAACCTGTATTGTTCATTTACGGCGAAACCCGTTGAGACGTTCTACGATGGGCTGTTGGAGATACTGAAAGACCCTGTAACATATGCGTATGGGGATATCTTTCCCGGGACGAAACTGGTGGGTACGAACGCGAACGACACGACACTTGACCTGAACAGGAAGAAGAAGTATCACAGTTTTACGGGGAGACCGATTGGCGGTTCGCTGAACGGTTCGTGCGACAGCAACGGTTACATCATAGGTGATGACCTGTGTTCAGGCATTGAGGAGGCGTTGAGCAAGGAGCGCATGGCGGCACTGTGGTACAAGGTGGACAATAACTTTATTACGAGGGCGAAAGAGCATTGCAAGCGGCTGTGGATCGGGACGCGGTGGTCGTTAGTAGACCCGCAGGGGATACGGCTTGACCTGTTGCGGAATGATGAGCGGTACGCGGGCGTGCGGTGGAAGTACATCAACACACCCGCACTGGACGCCGAGGAACACAGCAATTTCGAATACTCGTATGGTGTAGGGTTTTCGACGGAGTATTACATGATGCGTCGAGCATCGTTTGAGCGGAACAATGACATGGCGTCATGGCTAGCGCAGTACCAGGGTGAGCCAATTGAGAGGGACGGTGCTGTGTTCTCGCCGGATGATCTCAGGTACTATAACGGGACGCTGCCTGACGCTGATCCTGATAGGGTGTTTATGGGACTGGATGTTGCATACGGGGGCGGGGACTTCACCGCTGGCCCTGTTGTGTACCAGTATGGCGATGACTTGTTCATTGCCGATGTCATATACGACAACGGGGACAAAAGGATCACACAACCGTTGATTGCCAAGAAGGTTAAAAAGTACGGCGTTCAAGCCCTGTTCATTGAGGCAACGAAGATGACGAAGGGATACGTCGAAGAAGTTGACCAAGTGTTGAAGTCTAACGGAATACAGATAAACGTTCAAAGCACTACGAAGCATTTCACTGGCACTGGCAAGGAACAAAGGATATTCGACCGTGCGCCTGATATTCGAGAGCGCATGGTATTTCTGGAAAGCGGTAAAAGGTCTAAGGAATATGAACAGTTCATGCAAAACCTGTTTGCGTTCTCGATCAACAAACACGGGCAAAAAGACGATGCCCCTGACTCGCTGACAATTACCCTTGCTATGGCGATATTCGGAGGAACAAATAGAGTTGAAATAGTGAAGCGGCCTTTTTGATGGCTGTCAAGCAAAATAGCTTGACAGACTGCGCGTTGTGTGATAAAATTACCATAGATAGGACTATGGAGGCACAGACATGCTGACCGAGAAAGAAGTTGTGGCCATCAATGAATGGCTGATGAAGGGTTTCGAGATTGAGATTTACAAGAAG